GGAAACCGTGCCCTAGTCGTCTATCAGCGCCTCCTGTATGACGAGCAAGTACAAGGTTGTTTTTCCAAATTGACACAAGAAATTACCTCACGCCCATGGTACATCGAGCAGTATAGCGATAAACCGGGAGACGTTGCTGTAAGGAATTTCGTAAGCGAGGTGATTGAAGAAATCCCGCTGGACGAAATCTATAAAGGTTTAGCTGAAGCAATTATCACAGGCTTCTCTGTAGGGGAGGTAATGTGGAAAAAGACAAAAAGAGGTGTGGTCCCGTTTGATGTGCGGATGCGTGATCAGCGTCGCTTTGTCTTTCAGGAAGAAGAAGGGGCTCAAACAGGTTTCACAATGCGCTGCCTGACATTCAACCGAATGTTCGAGGGTGTTGAACTTCCCAACCGAAAATTCATCGTTAATCGCCACTGGGTTTCGCATAATGGCGACCCTTATGGTGCCGCACTGGGCAGAATCTTATATCCCCTTGTGAAATTTCGTCGAAGGGCGATTGAATCATACGTCCTGTACGGCGATCGGTACGCCACACCGACAGCAGTTGGCACAGCACCTTTGAGTGCCAGTACGAAAGAAATCGACACTTTATACGACCATCTTTCTAACCTCAGCCAAGAAACGGCAATGATTCTTCCTGAAGGCTACACGCTGGACTTCGTAACACCTAGCGGAAGTCCGGACGTATTTAAGAATCTGATCGACTACATCGACAAAGAAATTAGTGTGTTGATTTGTGGAGAGAATGAAGCGGGTCAAGCTGAAGCTGGGTCTCGCGCTTCTTCTCAAGTTGCGAATGTGGTTCGAGTCGTAAAAGCCTCGGAACTTTCCGAGATTATCTCGCAGACTCTAACGAAAACCCTTATTCGGTGGATCGTTGATCTCAACTTCGGAACCGATGTCGCAGCGCCCACTTTGACGCGAGAATTTCGTATTGAAGAGTCCACTCTTACAATGCCGGACGTTGCCCTGTTGATCCAATCCGGGTTCTCCCCTAGAAAAGAGTGGGTAGAACGTCACTTTCGTGTTGAGTTGGATGACAAGAAAGAGAGTGGAGGCCCTGCTGCGGAAAGTAATCAAACAACTTACAACCCTGAAGAAGATCAAGATCTTTACGGGTCGATTTTCGGAGCGGATGAGGGAACCAGCCCTGAGCAAACTTCACCGGCTGATCAAACAACTGAGGAAGAACAACAATCCCCTGAAACAACTGACGAACAAGGGTAAAAAACTACTATAGGATCACCTTTTTATACTGTGTTCACAAAAAGAATTCACGTTTTCAAATCGGGGGATCAGACCTCTGCTCAAGGGGTTCAAAGAACTTTCACTCCGGATGACCTTCAACAAGTTGTCGACACTTACGACCCGTCGGTTCATGAAGCACCTTTAGTGCTTGGTCACCAGGGCGATAACGACAGCTTGCCTTCTTTTGGGTGGATTCAAGGGTTTAAGAGAGAGGGACCAAATCTGTATGCCGACGTTGCTTTCACGGACACAGCGAAAGATTTGGTGAAAGATGGTCACTATCGCAAAGTTTCCATCTCGTTCTATTCTCCGGACAGTCAAATTAACCCTCACAACGGTAAATGGAGCGCAAGGCACCTGGCGCTGTTGGGAGCTTCACCTCCCGCAGTCAAGGGGCTCGAACCTTTTTCTTTTGCGGAAAAAGATGGGTGCTTCGATTTTGCCGTTGCCCTTTCCCCATCGGATATTTTTGATGACGAACTGGGTCCGACCCTGATCGTTGAAAAAAGTCCCCTTGAAATGCTTCGTGAGAAACTTGAAGAAGTTCGACAAGACGTTTCGTCTGCCGTAAAAGATCTTCAAGAATCTGGCGACCAGCAAAAGGTAACTCAGGTAGACCAGGCGGCTGGGTCATCAGCACCTGCCGAAATCGCAAATATGGACAGTGGTCAGCAGTACTCTGAAGGCCCGAAGTCCAAAAAACAAACTCCCAGAACCAACGAAATCACTCAGCAAACGGCTGAACTTGAAGACCAATTCCCAGAGGAACAATTTATGGAAGACGGAAAAATCAGCCGTAAGCACGCCAAAGGTGCCCACGGCCAAGTAATGCAAGTTGTAGAAAATGTCTACGACGAACAGCATGGGGAGCTGCCTCCAGCCCTCAAAAAGAAAGCTGCCGAAATGAAAGCCAAAGCCAAGCATCTGAAGCCTGGTGAAAAGGTTGAAATGGACGAAATGGAAATGGATGCGCAGCATAAGGAACTTCCGCCTGCGCTGAAAAAGCGTGCCGCTGAAGTCCAAGCCAAAGGTCATTTCGCAGAAGATGATGACGACGAAATGGAGTTTGATGAAGTTTCTTACAAAACAAATCCTTCTGCTGGTGTCGTTAAATTCGGCACGAAGAAAGAAAGCGATGATGATGACGACACTGGTCGTTTTGAAACCGCTCGTTCTTCCGATGATGGCTACGGCGACCGTATGAGCGTTGGCAAAGAAGGGTCTGGTGGCGTTGGTGCAGACCGGATGAACACTGCCAAAAGCGGTAAGCAAGAGGCCGATCGTCTGAATACTCCCAAGAACGCAGAACAGGATGCCGATCGCAAACGAACCGCGAAAGATGCGTCTGAGAATGCTAATGGCGAGTCTCGCTGGGCAGGTCAAGCCGACGCTGAAGATCGCGTGGAAAACATGGATCAGTACGACGTCGATAAGAGCAGCTATGGTGTCAACGCCCCCAAAACTGCGTCCGGCTCTAATCCTGCTGGCCGGGAAGACTCTGACACCAAGTTTCCGACGGAAACCGAGGAATCTCCCGATGATACTGTGTTCGCAGTTAGCACCATCAACGTGATGTCCGATGGCAGCATGCGTGTGATGCGTCAAAAGAGCAGCGATGGTCGCGCAAGTGTCAAGGGTGGCAAGATTGACCATGCTGAACCAGAAGCCGATGAAATGACATCCGAGTTAGGTGTTACTGCGATGGGCGAAGTTGACGACGACCTCGTTCAGGGCAAAGCCAAACTGAAGAAGGGTCAACTTGATCCCGGTCAGTTCGAAGGCGGTGTTGCTCAGATTACCGGACCCGACGGTGTTTTCTCAGAGAAAACTCGCGGTGAGAAAAAATCCTCCAAGAGGCAACTTGTTCCTGCCGCGATGGACGAAGTCGACGAGTCGGCTCAAGTTGTTGGCCCCGAGGGTGCCTTCGCTGAGGACAATCTGAGCGGAGACTTTGAAGGTGGTCCGAATCAGACCTCCAAGCGTTCAGGAGGAGTTTTTGCCGAAGAGCACGGCGAGAAGAAGAATCCTTACACCAAGACCGGATTCGGTTCCACCTACGACGAAGATGGTGACGACGACGCCGATGAGGAAGAGTACAACGAATTTGCCACTGACCACTGCGGCATGAATTACGGCATGGGCTCAATGGCTCAACCCAACCCAGTTGGTTTCCCCGAGGCCATGTATGAAGAGCTGAACCGCCTGAAGAAAGAGCATTCTGAGCTTCAGCGTCGTTTTGCGGAGGAGAAAATGGCCACACGCAAGGCCAAAATTGCTTCTTTCGTCGAATCAATCTACGAGGAAGGTCGTCTGACCGACGGCATTATGCCTCAGAGTGAGCTGCAAAGCTACTGCGAAGGGCTGGATTTTGGTACTTTAGAGTTCTCTGAAGGCGAAACTGCTGCCACCAAACTCCTTGGCCTGCTCAGCAAACTTCCCCCGGTAGTTTCCTATGGCGAATTTGCCGGTGGAACCTTCCAATACGCAGAGGAAGATCTGGACCCCCACAGCAAGGCTCTCAAGATGGTTGAGTCCGAAGGGATTGACTACGTCGAAGCCCTGAAGCGCACAATGTACAGCTGAGGTTGAACGAAAATGGATCTCCTCTCAATTATTGGCTTAGCCACAAAACGGAGGGGAGATTATTTCACCCAAGCTCTCGCTCTTTTGAAGAAAGTTAAGTCTCAACCGGAACTTGAAGAACGAATGACACAAGAAGCTAAAATCTTGGTCAAAGGTTTGAGAGATAAGCAAATGAGGTGGGATGAGTATGAAAGGTCAATGATCGACAAAACTCTCACCTCTGCTTTATCCGCTGTTGCGCTCGGGGCAGGGGACAATAATCCCAAAGGCAAAATGGAAAGAGCGTGGGCAACAATTGTTGGCGAAATGCTTCCTCCGCTACACGATTTCTTGACAGAAACAAAAACTTCCCTTGACGACGGAAACATACGCCTTGGCGACAAAACAGAAGATTTTGCTGAAGTAACTAGCTGGCCCGGTTTGTTGGTCAGAGTCATTCGGTACATCGCGAACCCGTCGCACTCTTTTTTCAGCTTGGGCGAATATTACGTTAAACAAGACCAAGGCTACCGCGAAATGGCGAGGATTCCTCGAATTGACGCCAAAACTTGCCCAGACTGTGTCATGTTTGGCCGAATGGGTTGGCAACCGATGGGAACCCTGCCGATGCCGGGGCAACAATGTCAGTGTTTTGACCGGTGCCGCTGTCGCATTGATTACCGTTAGGGTAAAACCAAAACATGAAAATCAACTACCACAAACACCACCTCGTCCCCACACATGCTGGGGGGACTGATGACCCGAGCAACTTGGTCCGAGTAAATGTTGCGATGCATGCCTTCTTACACAAACTCCGGTACAAAGAGACTGGAGACAAGTGGGACAAAATCGCGTACGAAGCACTCGAGGGCCAAATAACTTCTGCCGAAGCAACATCTCAAGCTAGGCAAGAGTTCAGACGTCAAAACCCTGACCACCATTCAAATGCTGGAAAGAAAGGTGGTAAAGCACCTGCATCTCAGAAAGCAAAGGAAATCGCAGCTGAAACTGCAAGACTAACTGGCTCAAAACCCTGGTGGAATAACGGACTAAACAACAAAAGGTCTCATACGTGCCCTGGTGAGGGGTACGTCTCTGGGAAACTACCTCACGGAAAGCACAACAGAACCTTTGTGGAATGCCCACATTGCGGAATGAACTGTGCGCTTCCTAACCTATCTCGCCACATTCTAGCGAGACACTCTTGAAGTCCATTTACCAAATAAAATCATGGCGACAAATTCAGGCCCAATTTATGGGCGCCAATACATCCGTTACGCAGAAACTTTCGAAGCTCCTGCGGACAACCAAGATGGTGATCCCGGTGTTGTAGAAATCGGCGAACTTCGCGCTGTTTCTTACGCTACCTGGGCTGGGCCTAACTACGCTGCTGCCCCCAACGCTTTCACAACTCCCAGTGGAGTTGCTACCATCGTCGGTATCAACCAGGCTTACATGCCTACCGCACTGGCCCAACCTTACACCGCTCGTCAACTGACCGTTGCTACTTCCGGTCTGCTGTTGATTGAGAACGATCCCGCGCAGCCTTTCGTGACTCCCGGTGATCTGAACGCTGCCCTGAAAATCAACTCCCTTGGTCAAGCTTCCAAGACTGGCGTTACCGTTACCCTCGATGGCACAACTCCCCGCATTCGGGAAATTGTTGCAATCGGCGGTCGCAAGCTGGTTCTCGTAAGCTTCGCCTGATAACTAACCTCAGTTGGGCGTTCGTAGTCGTTAGGCACATAGCCTAGAAAGACTCGAAGTAAGTCCCAACTGTGGTTTACCACTTGAAGTCGTTTAACAATTTAGGAGACTCCCTCCCATGATGAACCTCTCGCAAACCTATGCGGGTGTAGATCCTATTCTGACTACACTGGCACAAGGTTTCATGCTTCCGGCGACTAATATCGCCAACTTTATTGCCCCCGTTGTTGACACCCCTACTCGTGCTGGCCGCATTCTGCGCTTTGGCAAAGAGCAGTTCGCCATCAACGACTTCCGCCGTGCTTACGGAACCAACATTCCGTTCGTTCAAAGCCGTTACGACTCCGAGCCTTATGCGCTTGAGCAAGAAGTCGTGGCTTGGGAACTTCCTGAAGAAGTGATCGAGAACGCCGGCGAAGGTCCTGCTCAAGTTGACCTGCGTGCGATTGAAACTCGTAACGCAATGTCGCGTCTGATGAATGCTTACGAGTACACCGTTAGCCAAGCCGTAACTGTAACCGGTGGTTACAACCCCTACGAGCCTAACACTGGCGCTGGAACTCAGACCGGTCTCGGTTTCACTACCTGGGCTAATTTCGCAACAGCTTACGGTTCAGCCGCTGGCCCTGCTGCATGGTCTTCGCTGACTTCTAACCCGATCGAGGACATTCTGTCGCTGAAGCGTTCAGTTGCCAACCAAATCGGTATTCGCCCCAACTCGCTGGTTGTGGGAACCGCCGTTTTTGACCAACTGCTGACCAACCAAGCGATTCTTGAGCGTATCAAGTACACCTCGGCTGATTCAATCGACACTGACGTTCTTGCCCGTTACTTCGGTCTTGAGCGTGGTCTGCGTGTTGCCGAAGGTCGTTATCTCGCCACCGACGGAACTCTGCAGCCTGTGTTCCCTTCAAACGGAATCCTGCTGTTCTACAGCCCGAATGGTCCTTCCGATAGCGTTCTGCCTGCTGGCGGCGCTAACGCAGCCACCCCTGCTTTTGCCTACACCTACCAGCTGACCGGTACTCCCGCCGTTCGCCCCGAATACTACATTCGTGAGCGCCGTGTGGTTCGTGCTGAAATCACTGTTGAGCGTGTTGTTAACCTGGTTGGTCTTGGTGCCACCGGTCTTATCGGTTCTGGCGCGATGATCTCCAACATTCTTGGTTGATCCAAGATATTACTAAGGAGGTTTCATCATGGCTATTTTAAGACCGATTACCAAATCGCAGTATGAGGTTTCTTTCTCTGCGCTTGGCGGACCCACTTTTACAGCGGTGTTCACTAAGTTTAGCGGCGTGAAAGATTCAGCGGAAGAGAGCAAATACGCAAACGGTTCTGGCAACAGACTGTACCACGTGATTGGCCCCCGCACTGCTGACGACGTGAATCTGGAAGCTCCATACGATCCCACCATTTTCAAACAACTTGAACAGTTCTGGCTTTCTTACAACTGTGAAGATATCACGGTCACCGTAACTCCTAAAGACTGCACCGGTGCAGGTGGAGCAGCAGCTGGTGGTCAGTACGTTCTTTACGGTTGTCAGTACAAGGCAATCACAACCGCTGATGTGGATCGCGAAAGCGGAAACGTTCAGACAATTGAGTGTACCTTTACGGTAAACTACTGGGAGAGAACATAGGTTTCACCTAGTTTACCCGTTGGTTACATTCATTTTAATGCCCTCAAGAGTTACCTCTTGGGGGTATTTTTATGCATACTGTGCACTCCAAAGGCACAAGGTAAAGTAGGGTAAAATCCAGGTAAGAAGGTAATCCGTAGGGATTCATGAAGACAACTTTTTCTAGCGGTGTCATTGTTACAAGCCAGTGGCTTAATGGCGCGAAGCAAATTTCGTTTGATGGTCAAGACCTTGACTGGCATTATTCTCCGCTTGGTCTGAATTCTCTTATCACTGCGGGTCCGAATGGTCTTGACTCCCGATATATCACGCTGGCAACCCCGCAACCGAACTTAGAGGGCGGCGTTTTTCAGGGCGGTTTGGCTATTTCCGGGACGAAAGTGGTGTCTGGGGTCTGGAACTTTGGCTACAGCTCAGCTACAGGAAACCCCACTAACGTCCGAGATAACGCCCCGAAAAGTTATACAACGAACGATAAATATCTTTACGCGGCGGGAATCTCTCCTGCGACAATTCCCCAGAAATTTGACGCTCTACAAAGCGAAGATCTGATTACGAAACTCGTTCTGAAAGATCAGATTGATTATCTTTTGGAGAATTTGGTAATTGACAACGGCTGGTACTATCTCGAAAACTCCGCCGGAACCCCTTGCCCTTGCAACAACTATTCCGGATTGGCACCCGATGCTAGCAAAGAAATTTGCAATCCCTGCTGAGGTTAACTGATGCCTAGATATGCTCCGCTACCCTCTGTTTCTTTAGATCCTCGAAGTGAGGCGCAGCTTGTTCAAGCGGCTTCTCAGAGGGTTTATGAAGCGTCTAACCAAACTCTTAACGATTTCAGTTCAGGAAACCCCCTGGCAGCTTTGCTTGAGGGGCAGGTTTTTGCACAAGGAGAATTTCTGTTTTGGTTGAATCAATTACCTGAGAAACTTCTGCTTGAGTGGATCGGGCCTTTTCTGGGTGCAATGAGGCGTCTGGGAACAGCGTCTGTTGCACGGTTGGTGCTAACAATTCCCCCCTCAAACTCAGCCGTCACAGTTCCGTCTGGATCCTCTTTCACCACAGACCCAAACCTAACAGGCGGCGCGGTCTACAATTTTGTAACACTCGAAACTCACATATTTCCCCCTGGTGAAACAGTTCTTTTCGTCCCTGTTTACTCAGAGTTTGTAGGCTCCCTATACAACGTTCCTGCGAATTCGATCTCTGGTTCTTCAGCCGTAAATGTCGCTGGACTGAGCGCGATCAATCCCCAACCTGCAACTGGTGGATCTGACGTTGAAACTTATCAGGAAGTTCAAGAACGTTTCTTCACGCTAATTCGTCGAAAGAACCCTGTTAGCTCACAAGATTGGCAAGATTTCTTTATCGACTTTTTCGGCGTTGGCACGCAAACTTCAGTTCAACCGAACCGAGGATCTCAGTACTCCTACAATTATTTGACGGACTACATTCTCCCTAGCGGTCAAGTTTCTTTCTTTGTCCTTGGGCCGGGGGGAGTAGAATTAACGCAGGAACAGCTGAGCAGGGGTCAGAACGTTGTTAATTTCTCTGTTCCGGTGGGAATGACCGGAAATCTTTATCCGCTGACGCTGAGTCAAGTTCAGTACGATATCACTCTGGAAGTTGATGCAAACAGCTCCTACGGCACTAATTTCCGTAAAGCTTCGTTGGACTTTCGGGACAGGTTGTTTCAGATTCTGACGCCAGGAAATGTGTTTCCTGCGTACACTGATCCGAGCGTCGGTGATGTCGACTCAGCTTTCAATTTAACTTTTGACGCTCCCTCGCGATATGTTAATCCCCGTATTGTGACAGCCAAGGCGTTCAACACCCCTCCTCAACTCGCCACCAATGCGGCCCTTTACACACAGGTTTACGCTTTCGAGCCTTCGGAACAACTTCTAAACCAGAACGATCTGGTTCTGGAGACGATTCCGTCTAAGAAGTATTACCCGGTGGTAACTTCTTTCACTCCGTATTCTAGCGACAAGGGCGACCAAACAATCTACAACAATTTACAGATGAAACAAATTCAGCTTCTTCGAGCTGGAAGTTTCTTGCAGAGCGACGTTGTTTACTGGAGCCCTGCTGATGGGGGTGACGGAAAACTTCGAGTAATTCTGGATAATATTAACATCGGGTCAAAGACCGAAATTCCAGTTCTGATCTCGCAAGGCAAAATATCCGGAGAGAAAACTTACTCTCCCTGGGTTGTTGGAAACACCTACGCAAGCACGGTCAGCGGTTCTTACGACCCCGAAATCGTCGAATACGACTACATTCCGGGAGACGGACAGTTCGTCCCTGAAACGCCACAAGAGCTCTTGATCGGCCCCATTTCTTCTTTCGGAACGATCGTACCCGGATTAAGTTACGCAAATGGCACATACACCGGGGTCCCCCTGATCAATGTTTCTGGGACCGGTTCCGGAGCTACAGCGGACATCACCGTTGTCGGTGGTTCTGTGACGTCTGTTACACTGGTTTTGGCAGGTGGTGGTTACACTCCGGAGTCAATTCTGACTGCGTCTGACGCTAGTTTAGGGAATAGTGGGTCTGGTAACGGGTTTAGTGTCCCGGTTACCGCCGTGACAGTTCCCAGAGTAGGTGGTCTTGTTTGGGTTGTTGAACAGAATTTCACTCTGAATACTCCTTCAAACAGCACCACGAGTGCCCTTTCTGCCGGGCTTCTTGGTGCCCCGGTAATCCCCGACGTTCTTTCTTCTGGGAATTCCTACCTCGCAGGTACGTGGGTAACTACACCCCAAATCGGATCGGGGCCAAATGCTGTGGCCGACCCGTATTACAACTACGTGGACCGACTCAAAGGGGGAGTAGACAAGTTCGCATACGTGTTGCAAGGCTTCGTATACGAGCCCAACAATTTGCCAACGAAGGATTACTTCGACCTCCTCGTAGAACTCGGAATTATCAAGGAGATCGTCGTGCGAAACGCAGATCTGGGTCTCCCTATCTACAAATACAAACCTCGTTTTCCAGTGGGGACGTACTTAGAATACCGAGATTCTAGCGTTGCCGAACCGCAGTACTTTGTTTCAACTCAATATTTCACTCCGAACAGCACCCTGGTTAACGATTTAATTGAGGAAAACCTCGTCATCCCCCTAGCTTACACACCCTCTCAACGAATCAGTCTGGCGAAGGCAGTTAGCGAGGGAACTATCACAACTCCGGAACGAATGTTCAGGTTTTTCAAGGGGGACACAACGTTTTTCAGGCAGGGTAGTACAATTTTGTCGTATACTGCGACAACGAGTGTAACCCCGCTGTTTGACTTCTCGGTCTACCTTGCAAACGGTGTCTTTGTTCCCTCCCGGGAATTTGCTGAAGAAGGTTTCTTCACGCTACCTTATGTGCCGTACTTTAACCCGACATACTCGTTGTACGCAGAGGACACAATTGTTTCCGAGGATGGTCGAAACTTTTATCGAGTGATGCGTGCTTTCTTCCCGCAACCGAAAGTGACAGACTGGACAAACACAGTGGTGAACAACACTGCCAGAATTCAGGAGTATGCCGGAAATCTTCTTCGGTACGTGAATGTCTACACTTGCGACGAGCCAATCAGGTCTCAGTTTGGTCGCGACATATCTTCCATCAAATTAGGTGTTGCTGAAATCACTCTGATCCCCAAGAATGCGGAAAGGTTTAGCAATGCGTCGACTTCTTTCTCATACGTGTGGGAAAACACTGCGACTTTCACCGAAACTCCTCAGCTTTCCTGGTTCACAGGTACAACCTATCTTTACTCTCCACCAAATTATAGAAACGGAACGATGGGTCTATGAGTCAACAGCTTGTCCCCTTAAGCGGCGGAGTTCAGACGCTTCAGACAAACACTCAACGACGAAGTGTCAACACTCTTTCCGTTCAATCTATCGAAGTCAAAAACTTAAAGAGTAGACCAACCGAGTGGATTCCGGACGGGCGGCCAATCTACAGGAGACTGCCAGCAGCGAGCGAGACTTATCAAGTAAATTTCTTTGACATTCTCCCTGCATCAAATACCGCTGTTCGTTTTAACGAGATTCAAGACGTTGGTTACGTCTATATCCCCTGGGGGGAGGGAATCTTCGGTCCCGTTTCCTTGGAGGTTGTGGCTTCTCCAACTTTCGAAGACTTGATTGTAAAATCGGGTCAAGTCGTGTGGAAATACGGGACAATTGCGGTTCCCCCTGCGATCATCAACCTAAAGGAGCTAGATTTTAACAGTGGGCGTTACCTCGTAGCTTATCAGCTTAGCTTCGACAATGCTCCGGTCGAGAATCTGTATCAAGTTGAAGATTACTTTCTGGCCGGAACTAAACTGCTAATCACAGCGAGTAGTGATGCGGTTGTCGGTTGGAGATACCCTGCCGTAAATGCGTTTCTGAGTTCAACCACCTACTGGTCAAACGGGGACAGCTACTTTTCAACTTCTGAACCTACCGAGGCTTTCATAGAGTGGATAAGCAACGAAACTTTTCAAAGTTCGCCCAATACACCGGAAACAGTCCTTGCGTCGGCGTATTCAAGAATCGTTTTTCGCTGCCCCGCTGGTACTAGCTTCTCAGGAAGTGCCACACTAAGTTACGTTAGCGACGCGGGATCGGAGGTCGTTTCAACAGTTTCAGTTTCGTTGGACGAAACAAGCCAGTATTTTGAGTTCTTGTTTCCTTCTCCCAGTTTTCAAACCGGGTGGAGAGTTGATTTCACTGACATAGCAATTAAGATTGAAACAATCAGAGTTTCGGGAATTGTTACGAAAGTGGAGCGAAAAGTGGAGCCCTCCTCCAGTTGTGCCCTTGCGATTTACCCCGAGGGAACTGAGCCAAACACAGTTCTTAGCTCTGACGGCGAGGAAATTTCGGTAACTTACTGCAATCTTGCGTTTATAGACGTCGACTCAAATTTCCTTCTTACCGACATACAAGACATTCGACCAATTATTCATCGAGATTTCAAACCTATTTCCGATTGGTTGACTCGTCCTTTCGACGAGGACTTGATCAATTTTTACGAGCAAGTTTCAGGGTACTCAGTATTATGGATGAGCCCGGTCGTTTGCTTAGCTCAGGAATATCTGACACTGACAAATTATGGAGTGGAATTAACCTAAGTGACAGTAGCAAATCCTATTTTTAGCCCGAGTGAGTTTGAGCTTCGTAACTTTACGAACAAGTATCTTTCCCCCGCCCAAACGTCTCAAGTTGACCTCGTAAAGTCTCGTGTAAACGGGCAGCTGGACTTCCTGGCACAAATGTTGGGGTGGAACGGGACTAACTACTGGTCAAACCTTCCTCGAACGGTATCGCAGAAACGGCAATTACTGGGTGGCACGTTTGGTGTCTACAATAGTTTTGTGCTCCCTCGCGTTCTGTCCGTCAGAACATGGGAGAACATAGAAGACTTTTCCTCACCTCGCGTTGCAATCGTCGAGATTGAGAAAGATGATCGAATTCGAGCATCTCAAACAGCGTATTTAGGAATTTATCCCTACTCTATTCTGTCGTTGTCGCAAACTTCCGACGTGATGACTCTCAACTTCGGCCAAGTTGACGATACTTTTTTCACCGAAATTAACAATAATACACAACTTCGCATCGATGTTGTTGAAGCACGACCCGCACCTTTTTATCGTCCAACTATCGGAGTTGCAGGAGACAATGCGTTTCACTGCAAGGACACGGCTGGTGTGCTAACGCTTTACCCGAGCTACGATACTACGGAGCTTTTCCCGTATATTTTTCCTATCCTCTTCGCAGGGTCTGTCTACACTTTTGACCAACCGGTATTTCTTTCCTATACCAATTCCCCTAACGTAGACATTGCCTCGGATTACGATTCAGACATCGAGAGGTGGGTTCTTCGACTACCCGCAAAATTAGGGCAAAATTCCCTGGGCGTGATAGCATTCTTGTTCTTATCGCAAACTGAGTCGCTTTTACAAGTAAAGATTCAGAACTGGATTGATCCGTCCGATTGGAACATTTCCTGTGTCCTCGAAAACTTCCTGGGAGCATGGGGAAACAAAGGAGGTCCTCTTCCCTTTAACTTGGCTTTTGACAGCCTTTCGATTCATGGTTTTGACGAAAACAATTCGCTGTATTTTCCGGAGATTGTCCGTGAGTTAGAGTTTAACGGCATTGTAGACCTGGTTTATGCCCAAAGAGCAGTAATTGACTCGGGTATTCCAGGGCAACTTCCCCCAGGAAAACTGTGGTGGAACAGCGCAACAGGTAAACTCGCTATTCAGCTTCAACAGGAGGAAGAATGCCCTTTCTGGGTTGAGGTCGTCTACCGCGAGGCTCCCGAGCAAGAATTGATTCCGGATTTCGTTTTCCCCGACGTAGCCAGTTTCGTAGCGGAATCACCGGGAGTTCCTGAGAACACGCTTTGCGTATCTATCGCAAACATTTTCGGGTTATCAAGCTCAGATAATGTTCTCGGTATTGAAGGTCAGTTCGCAGGGCCGGGTGTCGTTTACCTATATCCACAACCAGGCACCCAATACTGGGTTCCGATTCGGTTTCAGTTCGAGAATGTAACCGACTTCGAGGTTGCGAGTGAGCACATCCCGTTAAATATCCCCACCTATATCCTGAATTCTGACGGTCTCACCCCCGCAGGTTCAACCTACACGATTAACAATCTAGAGATCACTGTGAGTGGTGCATACGAAACGGTTCTGGTTAAGGAAAACGACCTCCTAGACTGGACATTGTTTCCAGACTCGATCTTAAAATTCATTGCCAACAGCACACTCTATTACGAATCATATCCGGGTGCTGTGCTGCCAGAGGGAACTGTGGGGGACACCCCCCTGACTTCTACAGGGGAAGGCGAACTATGGTGGGATTATGCGAATCCGGACGTTCCGAATCGAAGCGCGAAGATCTACTTCGGGTCAGAGTGGACACCGTTAAACAACAATGTGGCACTGTCTTCCCCGCCAACCACGTACGATTCGAGTGTGGTACGGTTTTATTGCGATGGCAATCTACTGGAGACCGGCAAAAGTTATCTTACGAACGATTTCGATTTTTGTTACACCAGTGACTCCCCTTCGACGGGAATTTACCGTTGTCAATATCGTGCGTTCAATCTTCAAGGGAGAACAAAATTTCCGGTTATCGAAATATCTGACTCTCTCACGTCGTCGTACCGCTTCGACATCACTTCTCTCATATTCAGCGGTTTGACATACACAATGTCGCCGAACGTATATGACGCTGAAACGCCATTACGATTGTGGGGTACCCGACAACTTCAAAATGTTGATTCAATTGAGTCTGTTGACAGAAATGCCTACCCAAATCCGCTAGTTGCGGACCTCAACAGCGGCCCTGCTCTCGAAAACTGGCAGCGTTTCTTTGTTCGCATGCCTTTAGATTACGGTCGAAATCAGACTGTCTGGCAGAAAACTGCGCTAATCTGTGAAGATTTTGCCTACTTCGGGAGCAACGTTGAGCCCGAGAAGATGGATTGTCCGCCCCCGGAAAGCCTACCCCAGATTTACGAGGAAATTTGCTTACGCGGGGACCGAACGGACTATACTTATGTGTATACTGAGCCTTATTTCTATTCCACGGTCTTATATGATGATTTTTCGTATGTTGATGCGTCTTATACAAATGCGTCAGTTCGACCTACTGTCGATGTGGACTACGACGAATTTTCCGAGGCGCAATTCATCGAGTATGACCCTCTTCATAGCCGTTTGGTTGATTTTTCTGCCGGGAATTACGGTAGTTGGAAGGGTGTATATTTGAATGTGAATGCCTGTGGTTTCTTATCCGGGTATTACATTAACGATGTTCTTGGCGCAGCGGTAGAGCTAATTGAGCCTCCTGTGTGGGATGCGAGCATCTATAAGTTCCCCCCAACGTGCGACAATCCTTCAAAAACGTACGATGTTGACTCCAACAACTACAAAATTTGTTACGCTTATTTTGTAGCGGATGCTTCAGCTGCCGAAGATGGTTTCTTCGACCCGCAACAAGAAGCTGCTTGGAGGTCGTTTGTCTCTAGTACCGCCAACACCGGGGTAAAATACTGTCAAGAAAAGATTTAATTATGGGACCCTACGATTCACGCAAGGCGCCGGGGGTTTATATCAGCGAAGGGATCTGGATAAGACCCCCGGCAAAAAGACCAGTTTACGAAAATATCGAGCCACGATATTTTTCAGTACCGGCGCTCCCTGTTCCACCACCAAGCCCTGTGTTTAACACAGTCGTAACTCCCCCGACAGGAGTGGTGCAAACAACTTTCACTTTGGAGGTGACAACAACAAATGTGTCTAACGGTACTTTGCTTCCTTTTACGGTTTCAGGAAGTAGTTACCTTTCTACAACCAGCGGCCAGGTAGAAATTCAGAATAATTTCGGCTCTTCCCCGATAACTACCGGTTTTCCGGAGGTGCTGGAGTCACTTGTAAGGGATGTACCCGCAGGAGATCTGTGCACAGCAACTCTTGGGGGTATTGCCACCGGATTGCCTGGGACATCTGCGGATTTCATTATCACTCCCCCAGTCCCGCCACCGCTAGTGTTTGATTTTACGGCAACGTGGAGAAATTGCTCTAGTTTGATATCTTTTCCTGTAAACATACCCGGATAACCATGCCATCGTTCAACTGTGACCCAAATGTAAATACGGCGGGTCTCACCGACCTTTCTAACGGGTGGCAAAATTGCACATCCATAGTATCTTTTCCATACAAAGATTTTAGTGCTGGACTTAACTTCTCCTATTCCTGGGATGGTTGTAGTGCGATGGAGACATTCGCCTCTCAGGATTTATACACTCAGTTAAGCAATGCGACTGAGTTTGTATCTACTTGGGAAGGTTGTAGTTCTTTAACCTCCTTTCAATCTAATTTGAATCTTGGCTCGGCAACCGTATTTAACTTAACGTGGAAAGATTGCAGCAGCTTGACAAATTTCCCATTCACCCTTGTTAGTGCGGGTGTCACTTTCACTGGCACCTGGTTAGGTTGCACAAATCTTACCTCATTTCCGCTATTAAACACAGGTCAGGGTGTTGATTTTTCTGGCGCTTGGGGGCTGTGTAGTGGGTTACTTTCGTTTCCGGTTTTGAATACGAGTCAAGGCACTAATTTTCAGGGTACATGGGCAGGTTGCTCAAGTCTCAGTTCGTTCCCCCTATTGAATACAAGTCAGGGCACTAATTTCTTGTTCACTTGGGCGCAGTGCGGCGGGTTGACTTCGTTCCCGCTACTGGACACAAGTAAGGGCACTAATTTCCAGTCAACTTGGGAGCAGTGCGTCGGATTGACTTCGTTCCCGTCCTTGAATTTGAGTCAAGGAACCAACTTTTCCGGTACCTGGATAGGTTGCGTAAGTTTAGCCGACTTCCCGCCGAACATGTTTGACTCGTCACTCACCGGCAATTTCAGTCAAGCTTGGGAAGTTTGTGCGCTGACCCCCGAAAGTATCGAAAATATCTTTGTTTCCCTTGACACCAGCGGGGTAGTGAACGGTACGTGTAGTGTTGCTGGAGGGACCAACGCCTGCTTCGGGGAGTGGACTGCTCTTGCCACTGCCGCTTACGATAATCTAATTGGCAAATCTTGGACCATTGAATACAACTATTGCCCGCCTCCGGCAGAAGCACTAATCACATTAACTGCCTCGCCTACTGCAGTCGTTAATACCGGGACAACCAACATTATTTTCAGCTTCACGCGAACCGGGTCAACAGCTAACCCTCTAACTGTTGATTTCAACGTTGGGGGGACGGCGACTCTTGGAACGGACTACACTCAGTCTGGCGCCGCTTCTTTCTCACCAACCAGCGGAAGCATTCTCATTCCTGCAGGACAAACCACTGCTCAAATTACGATTGACCCAGACCCAGGCGCCTCGATCGTATCCAGCGAAACTGTTGAAATTACCTTGGTTTCGGGCTCCGGGTACACGCCGGTAACGACCAACCCGGTGGTTGGAACCATCTACGAGGATATACTCCCTGTTGCAATACAGCAGACTATCTATATTCACAGCATTCTTGAAACCATCGACGGAAACTTACTGACGGGGGAGGTTAACACCCCTGGGCCCGATCCAACCCTTCCGGCGGTTAGCAGGTCACCCGTTGTAGGTGCGGGGGGACCAAGCAACCAAATTTTTGAGCTTATTAGTGATTCCGTTGGATCCTACGGTATATTCACCTTGAGCTCAAACGGTAATTTTGTGTACACTGTTGATTTAACCAACTCGATAGTCCGCAATCTTAGCCCTTATACCCCCCCTAATTACACCCGAGTTGATGATTCATTTCAGTTCCGTGTTACAGACCTCGCCGGAAACACTAGCGAAGGTGTTGTAAACATTGCTGTACTAGCAAGCTATAAAAGATTTGCTGCTGCTTTCTCTTATGATCCCTTCCCCCCCACTGACCCAAACCAAGGGAGGAAAAGGTGGTTTCTAAACGGAGATTACACCCCATTGTCCGCTCCGGACGACGGCAGTGGACAATTCTACGGCTTAAACTACCCTTGGTCCGGGCCATTAACAAATCCCCCTGTGTATATCACAGGCTATACTGATGGGTCCGGATATTGGATCTTAGGCGGACCTCCCCCTAGTGGTTGGTTTGACTGAGCCCTAGACTGTGAGCGGGTAAAACTAAATAGTCTTCAACCAACACATGGCTTCCAGACGACGTAACCCAGCAAACACCATCGAAGAAACCTCGGTCGAAACTATGAACGAAGAATTACAACCACTTACAGAAGAAAGCACGGAAAGCCCGGTAGAAATCGTTCCCGTTGCGGAGCCGATTCCTGCAACTTTCGAAAAGAAGCGAGAACGAACCCCGCTGGCTCCCAAACCAGTTAGACTTCATCCTCGAAACATTCCAAGGTTCTCAGGCCCACGCGGAGTTATTTGAGTATGCATCCCCCCAAACTCAGAGCTTCTGAATTTGTGAATCAGTTTGTTGCAATGCTCAACGCAACTGAGGCAAACATGAAGTTTGCGGGCCTGCCGAGAGGGACTCTTCGTGGTACAATCGTTGACATAGACGACCCTTTGGATCGCGGTCGAGTTAAAGTCATCTTCGACGACCATAACATCGAAATACCTCAAATCTCCGGTGCCACCGGAGAGTTTTCCGCCGAGAGGGAAGGCGAACAGGCCAAACCTTCACACTGGATTGATACTTCGCCTGCTTTCAACGGGAAACAACCAAAGGGTCTTGTTGGAAAACGTGTGAACATTGTTCCGTCGAGCGGGGAATACCAATACGCCATCCTACAGGATGTTCTGTATGACCCCCAGCTTCTGACTTCAAGGGCAGAGAAAAATCTGACCATGCCGGACAACAGCACGATGGTTCGGCTTCCTGTGTATCCCGCCGGAAGTCTTCCACCGGCATCAAAAGAAAATCACGGATGCACCGTCATAGAAGAAGGTGGGCCCATGAGTTCTGATTGGATGTGCGTTTGTCTGAAACGTCGAGGAGAATATATTTGGGTTCGCCACGTCGATCTGGCTCACGGTCACGCAGGCGAGAACGATGGTCTGCAACCCCCTGACTCGGCCAAGAACGCACAACAGCCGGTGAATGAGCAGTCAATTTGGGATTTTGTCTTTCCCACTTCCTCGCAATCGATGCCAAAAAATTCTCGATACGGCACCTCTCCCCGTTCAAACCCGTACGGCGGAGAAGCAACTTGGCACGAGCCACCCTCCTGAACTATGGCTATTCGTCGTCCCGGTATCTTATCGCCAACTTGGCTTTTTCAAGATTTTCTGTATTTGGACAATCCGCCGGAAGAACTTCGCTACCTTTTGGTGAAATGGGACGGAGAACCATTCGAAAGAGTCTCGGAAACTTTCGACTATAGTAACCCACCGTACCCGGACGACGAGCAAAGAGGAGGTTCGATCGTTGCTCGAATCGATTACACTATCGAAGGTTTTCTGGTAACAATCGACTCCTGGGAAACAAACTGGAAAGACGAGTGGCCTCTACGTTTGGCGTCAAACTACTTGCAACATTGCAAATACCGGACCGTGCAAGGTTACGTCATCCAGGTTCCGAAAGACGCATATTCATTCTGGGTCAGTGAACGCTACTTACCATACTCTAACGACCCTAACACCAATCTTTATACCTGAGGAAGCTGATGGCCGCGCCCAAGATCAAAGAAATTCTAGTTTCGTCTCCGACAACGATCGTTCTGTATTTTGACGCGCCGCTAGATACAAATGTTCCGGTACCGATCACGTCGTTCACCGTCAACTATGGTCAGTACGGAGTAGAAACTCTGATCTATTCCTCAGACACGATGGTTTCCCTCGGAATCGACAGCACACTAACTCCTTGGGATCAAGTGTTCGTTTCTTACGAGCCACCAATTGAACTCAATCTGTGCCTTCGCGGTCCAATACCCCCGACTGCGAATGACGTCGTCAAGAAACGAAACGCCAGTCGTGCTTTCTACCGTGTAACTGCGAGAAACACGCTCGCCCCGGATGAAACAACTGACGGATCTCAAACTCAGGCGAACCTGGGTCAAACGATCGGTGGGTATGGTTTCCCGTATCAAAACCGTTCCGGAGTTTTAACACCTCACAAATCCGACCCAAGAAGCGCATCCCCTGACGATTTTATTATCGCATATGGTCTCAAAGAGGCGATTCAACTCTCAAACATTGACGATGCGGCAGCCACCACGGTGAATGTAGCAAAACTGCGTATGGCGATTCAAGACGCAAACTCTCTGATTGACTCGTACATTGAGCAGTCAGGTAAGGCTGGCATGGTGCTCATTTCAAGCAATCGCCGCCGTACTGCTTTAATTATCGCCCGATACTACCTTGACACGGTTCGTCGCAGAGAAGACGTCTACAAAGATTACGACGCCGCTCTGAAGCAGTTGCAGGCCGAGATGAAAATGACGGCGATTCGCGCCGGTAATGGTGACTCGGCGATTGACACTCCGCAAGGAATTATGCGTGCGTGGCGTACCCCGCAACGCTACAATTCGGTTTCAGGAAAAGGTTTCTCCGGTTGGACTACCGACACTGCCGGGGACCAGGCACCCGATTACCGGATTGGCTGGGGTGCGATCGGGCAGAACAACGATTTTCCCAACTGGATTACTGCGAACAATTTTCTGGAACTTGGGGGAACTTTGCAGATTGCGCAGCCGAATGATGCGGGTGGCTGGTTTATCGACGGCTCAAACACGAATTTTCCCTAAGGGGTAAAATACGTTATAATCTGTCTCGTAGGTTATGTCTACCCCGCCTTTTAACCCCGACCAACCAATTCCTAACGACCCTTTTGATTCCCCGGAAACAAACTATATTCGTGGCCCCTACTCCCCATTTATTCTGGGTGGCGGGTTGATTGTTGACAGTGACGGAACTATTGCCGCTGGAAATGGTGGCGGTTCTGTAACGTCTGTTGCTACCGGTACCGGTTTAACCGGAGGCCCTGTTACAACAACAGGCACGATTTCTCTGGCTAACACAGCTGTAACGCCTGCTAGTTACACAAACGCGGGTATTACGGTTGACGCTCAAGGCCGTATCACTGCTGCTTCTTCAGGAACAGCTGTAACGTCTGTTGACACCGGCACCGGTTTAACTGGAGGCCCTGTTACAACAACAGGCACGATTTCCCTTGC